AGGAACGCGCCGTTGCCAGTGCCGGGATACGCTGCCGCGGAGCCGAGAATCTGGCCGCCCGCCGCCGTCGCCTTCATAAAAAACGCGATGTTGAATCCGGTCGCGAAGCGCGTGTTGAGATTGTTGGTTCCGGTGCCATTGAGGAAACGCCCCAGGTCGATCGACTTGTTCAGGATGCCGGCCGCTGAGACCAGCGAATTGCCCGAACCGACTAGCGCCGACGCATACGGCAAATTGCTGGTGCCCCATCCGTTCTGGATTACCGCGTTGCCGTAATAGTTTTGACATAGTGAGGTTCCGGTATCGCCCTTGAATTCAAGATTCGTGCAGGGCAGCCTGATCGGCTTCGAATGCATATAGCAGACCGGCGCCCGCGGCAGGTAAACTGTCTTGCGGGTCGCGGTCGGAAAACTCGCCGGCGGCGTCGCTCCGCACGCATCATAGACCGCCTGTTGAATCGCACCGAGGTCGTCGCTATTGCCGTCGCCCTGCGCGCCGTACGGCGGCGCCATCACGTTCAGTACGTTGTTGACGGAGCCGATGATCGAAGTGACCGTGGCTCCTTGCTGATTGCCCACCAGCGCACCGCCTATACTTGTCCCGGCCGACCTGAACGCAAGCGCAGTGAATACCATGTGCGCGGCTGCGCCGCTGATCTGCGCAGAGAGTGATGGCGTTGCATTCCCCGTCGCGGTCAAATACCCCGCGGCTTGAAAATAGCTCGAACCGATATTCCACAGTGCAGTTCCCGACAGCGGGGCGATCCCGGCCGCACCATTTCCCGCCTCGGCCATCGTGATCACCGCATCGTTGTTTGATGCGAGCGCGAAGGGCGCGAGCGACAACAGATTCGCACTGCCCGAATTGGTTGAATTGGACGCGTCGGGCATGCAGGAGTTTGCACCCGGGATGTTTATGATCGCAGCGGAGACTTGGCCAAAGCCGCCGGCGCCCGCGTCGAACGCGTAGCTTCCCGACTCGCTCGCAGCAATTTTGCACGCGATACTCAGTTGCGCCGTGCCATCGGAGTCCTGCCGAATCTGCACGAAGCCGGGCGGATAGGTAACGGAGTTTCCCGCACCCCCGGTCATCTCCGCCAGCAGGACATTTCCATTGACGATTCCCGCCGGCGGCGAGACCGAGGTTGTATGTCCGCCGAGGCTGAAATTCACACTGGCCGTGATCGTACCGGCGGGCGTCGCGCCAACGGTGAATTGCGCTCCTGTCTGCGCATACGCGACCGCGTCGCCGCTCGTCGAGCCGGGCGTCAGCCCGGCCAGCTTGTTGCTGTTCAGGTTCAGTCCGTTCAGCTTGGCACCGCTCTGCCCGTAGCTGATCGCGTCACCCGCTACCGCCCCCGCACTCAGGTTCTGCAGCCGGTTTGCCCCCATGTTGTAATTGGCAGTCGCCGTTGTCAGGTCGTTCAAATGACTCTGGCCCTGCGACAGCGCATCGCCGGTAATGGTATTTGGAGCCAGTCCCTGTATTCGATGTGCCGCCGCCGACGCGTCAATACTCAGTGGGAATCCATTAGGTAGTGTCGCTCCGCTGGTACATGACCATTGTCCCTGCGAACCAAGCGCGAGCGCTCCCAAACCACTCCCGACGCACGGGTTGGTCTGCTTGCAGTCGGAGCACCAGTACTCCTGACCGTCCTGCTCTGTCGGTAACTGTCCCAGTGGCAAACTCACAATTCGCGGCGCTACCGACGCCGCGCCCGACAGATGATTGTTTATGTCGTTGCGAAACTGTGCTCCGGCTCCGATACCTACGTAATTCGGAATCGGCCGAAACTGCGCATGTGCTGCCGGCGTCCCGCTCAGGAGGATCCCCACCGCGCCCAATACGCCGGTGATGCGGATCATGCTTGCGATCTTCCGTAAACTTCTCAACGACGATTGCAGTTTCATGCAGATATGCCTTTTTTCAGCGGAGATGATCGATCGATCCCTGCGGCTCGCCGGCTCCTCACGGCGCGCGCGCTATTCTATGGTCGACGGCCCGCTAGAATCCGATCGCCAACCACGAAAATCCATTGCTCTTTTCGTTTCCCACGAACGCTCCATAGGAACTGTTCGGTACATCGAGCACGAATATCCCTCCCACTGCATTCCAGCTCACCGCCGACGCTGCCGTGTTGCGGCCGCCGGTCTGAAAATACACATTGGTTGCGAGCGGCGGCGTTAGGATCGCGTTGGGAAACCTCATCGGCCAGGTCACTGGATATTCGGTGTCTTGTGGTATTCCCACTTGTGGCAATGCGTAGTAGCCCCACTGGATAATCGCGGCGATCGAGCCGCGTGATACATCGGCAACCGGTATCTGGATATAACCATTCGCTTGCAGTGAGCCAGCGAATCCTGCCATGAAGGCCTGCAACACCGCGATGCTTCCGATATTCACGTCCTGGCGCTGCTTCAGCAGAGCGGTCCGATTGGCGAGTTGCTGATGTGGTTGATTGCTGACTCCGAGGCCGCCGAAGCTTGCCCCACTCGCTGCCCCCTCCACCGCGTCGCTCTGCTGAAGTTCGTATATCTCGTTGGCGCTGTAACTCGGAGTGTCGATCAATGTTGTCATTTATCTCACCATGATCGCGGACTGCATCATGCCTATCGCGGACCCGTGAATTCTTCGGGCTAACCTAAAATGTCAGGGTCCAGGTGCCCGCATAATTACCGGCGCCGGTGTATGCAAAAGCCGGAACCGAAACATGCGCGATCAACGGACCGGGGGCGGTGTGCAATGCCACCAGGGTCCATACCACCGAGGCGTCCGTTGTCGTCGCGTTGATCGCCGTTGCCCACGTCGGCGCACTGACGCCGCTGGTGCCTGCGGTCGTGCACCGTTGGATATTCCCGTTCCCGTCCACAATCATCGCGCCTGGCGTACAAACCACGCTCGCGCTCCACAATGGCGTCGCGGTGCCGACGGCTGCCGGCAGTCCTATCGCACTTGTATTCGCGAAGAGCCCCAGTTCCTGAATAGTCATACCGGCAGCCGCGTAGTCCGTCGCCTGAAGTGAGTAGTTGAACTGCACGCTTCCGGACGACGGGAAGCTGTAGGCTCCTATCGCATTGTAATACGCAGGGATTGTACTCAGTGCAGTATCGCTGGCCGTCGGTGCAGACCCGCCTGATCCAAAACCGATCGTCGTCACAGATTGGCCCGCGGTCACACCTGCGATCAGGTTCGCCAGTGCTGGCAGACCAGTGTTTACGAATAAGTTCTGGCCTTTCCAGATCAGGCGGCCGCGTGTATAAAGTGTGACTAGTCCTTGTGGTCGCATGGTTACCTCTCGAAAATCTGCCGGCCCACTGAATTATTCTGCGGAAGCGATCGCGATGCCGTTGACTGTTACGCCTGAGTCGGCAAGCGCGGGTTCGTTGGCCCCGTATGTCACTCCGGTGTGGACGAAATGGGCGTTGTAAATTGGTACGATCACCTTCGTATCCGACTCCGGCCACGCCGGTGCGCTGATCGAGTCGATTGGTGCCGGCGCCACGTCGTCGCGCGAAAAGATCGACACCACCATGTCCTGCGGAGTCGCGTTCACCTCGATGATTGGCGCGCCTACGAACCACAGTGAATCGAGCCACGCGCGCACTGGTTTGAAAAAGTTGATCGCCGCTATTGCCCGTGCCGCATCGATCGTAGCGACCGTTTGCCCGCTCGCCAGGTTGAGCCGCGCCTGAAATACCGCCCAACCTTCGCTTTCCGGATAGCTCGTTCCGCCCCAGCTTGCCTGACCTTCGAGCAAAGTCACGTCGGGCCAGCCCAATGGTTTCAGCGCCGCCTTTATTGCGTATGCGGTTCCCCGCGTTCGATGCAGTGGAATGGCGACTTTCAGCAGAGCGCGCAAGGATTCGAAATCCGAGGGTCCGGACACCCCACCCGTCGAGCTCAGAGTGTCCGTGTCGGTCAGCGTGTCGATATCACGAAGGGTATCTATTGATTCCGAGATCTGCGCGCCGAGCTGCCATTGCGGCGCGACTAAATCGAACTGCCACGCCAGAAACAGCAGCGCGCTGTCCGGCACCGAATCCAGCCGATAAACTAAAATCGATGTGAGATCGATGGCGTCCATGCGCTCGATCAGATCGAGTAGTGCGCGGCTTCGCACGTCGTCTATCGATGGCTGAATTGTCAGTTGCGCCATGTGATATTCAGTTGATAATTAAAAATGGTATAGGGCGTGTGTTGCATGAGCTAACTTTTTAATGAGCTCGTCGCCTGGCTCAGGGTAATCGCAATGCAGTTCGCCCACTGTCCCGCCTGCAGTTGCGCATAGGTCGGTGCCGTCAGAGATACTTCATATACGCCCGGGATCGAGAGCGCTTCGATTATCTGGCTGGGCACAATGTCGCGCTGAATTCGCGACGCCAGCGCAATCGCATAGTCCTGCGCCGCGACATTTACGGCCGCCATCGCGCTCGCCGGATCAGCGTCCGCATACAGGGTAATGGTGCCGGCGATTTGGTAGTCAACTTCTGTCGCGGCAAGCACATTTACGGTATCGGTCAACGGCCGTACATTATCGGCGTTGAGTTCTGCCGCAACCTTCGCGATCAATGCGCCGCTCGCAATTCCACTCGTATTCGGCGAAGCGCCCGGTTGCGCCACTATCGGCCCCGTCAGTACATACACATTAACCTGGCCAGGTGCGGGCGATACGATCTGCGCATCGACGACCGTCGGATCCGCGCTCAGGCTGAAGTACCTATACGAGCCCTCCGGTCCCGCAACGCTGAATTGGTTTGGCGCCGCTTGAATTCGCGTTCGCAAATGCTCGTCGGTTTCGGGCGACGAACCCCCTGCGCTCACCGTCGTATTGACGACGCCCGCTATCAACACGCTCGGATTCAACTGGACATTTATTTGGCCCGCCAAATAGCCATCGGCAGCTTCGCCGGGCGAGGTCGCACTAGCCACTACCGTGCCGGCCGTTGCTCCCGCCGGAAGCTCCAGGTCAGCATTGGTCGCGAAGACGAATTGTCCGTCGCTGGTGCCGACCGGGGTACCGGCCGAAATCGTGTATGAGACACTCAGCACGTTCGCGAGGGTAAATTGCAGGGTTGCGCTGGCGGCCTGTGCCGGTAAGCGTGTTACGCTGAGTAGTTGTCCGAGGTAATCCAGCATCGGAAACGACGCGAACGCCAGCAGATTCTGCTGACCTGCATACTGGATCGCATTGCGCATCAGCGATTCGCGATAGGCGTAAAGGTTAATCAGCAGCCGTTCCACCTGGGCGGGTAGCAGGGTTCTGCCGGCCGCCGTCTGAAATGCCGCCACCATGTCAGCCAGGATCAAATTCGGATCCAGGCCGTCGCTGTCGTTGACGAAAATCGGCGGTGGAAGAGTTGGAAGTCCGGCTGCCATCAGCGTTCTCTCACTATGTCAGTCGCGTGTATAGTTGGCTTCATCGTAGTATTGGCTGCGCGTCTTTCACGGCGTGGGGATTGCTATTACGATCGATTGGGCTGGCGCGAACGGCGACGTCCCCGGTCCAAGCACCGACAGCTTCAGCCGCCACGTCACCGCAATCTCCAGGTGCGCCCCTGCTTGCGTATCTCCGTCCAGTATCGGGCTTGCGACGATCGATATTACCGTCACTCGCGGTTCCCACCGTGTGATTGCCTCCGTC